ATCAAATCATTAGACTCTGGAATACCAAAAATCTGTAATTGATTATTTACAATAGATGTAGAACTAATCACAAGATCATTAATTACAACATCACCATTATCATAGTCTACAGTGCCCCACAAACCATCAATAAATTCAAATCCACCAGTTTGTTTGACGTAGAAAAGTTTCAGTAAACCATTTCCATCATCTTGCAGGTAATATGTGTTTTCTACATCACCAGCAATCTTAAATCCAGAAGTAGAAACCGATGGAGAAGTCATCTGCTTCTTGATTCTGTTGCCATAGCAAACTTTATAGTTCACTCTAGCGTCTAAAGTCACAGTAACATTTTTTCTCATCTTGAGACGAGTGATATTAGACGTAATTGACAGTTCAGAATCGTCAATAATCTTACCTAACTTAGAAAACTTGAATTTTCCACCAAACTTATTGAACTCTGCACTAGAATTAAGTGTAGTCAGTGAAGCAAGTACAACATTTTTGACTTCTTCCTGAGATCTACGAGTTACATTAGGGTTGAAATAGACAAAACTTGTCAAATCGATGTATAAAACGGACGGATCAATAATTTTTGGTTGAACTGCCGCTACAGAATACTCTCTGAGCTTCTTGAGAACAACATTTTTCTCAGAAATTGACAATCTGTCCGCATTTTTTGGTTTGATTGCCAAAAATACCTTACCAAATTCTGGAGGATCCGCTTCTTCTCCGCCATAACATGCAATAGATGCTACATTTGGGTAGATTTGAGGAATAATTGCCTCATAATCTTGCGTAGAAACCGCTCTACCGAACGCAGAATAGAATTTTGGAGCTGCAAACTTGATTCCCTCCGTGGATTCCGCTTCTGCTCCACCGTCAGGACGCGAAACTAGAGTAATTGTGATGCCACTCGTGATAGCATTGTTTGCATTGTCGCGGATTGTTGCAATATTCTCAAATGCATTCAGTCCATTTGCGCCAGGACCGCTAGATGTAGTGTATTGACAAGAAACTACATCACCATCTAGGAGATTTTTGCCAACAATTCCGTCACCAAACAGAATTTCAGGACGACCATACTCAGATTCTTCTAAGAAAAAGACTTTTGAGTTGCCATCAATCTTAGTAATGTCAGTTGCTTCGAGATAACGCTCTGTAATTGTGCCGCTTGTTACCTCAACACGCAGAGTTGTTGTATCTGAATTATCATTTTGCAGGATAAAACGCTGTCTTTGTGTAATATCGCGCACAAAAGTGTCTGTAAGGAACACACCTTCGTACAAAGTTGTATTATTAAACGTCGCAATACCCGTCAGACTGTCTACACTAGTCGATAAATCTACGGGAGTTGAGAAAACAAAGTTATTATTGTCCAGTCCAGTGAAGTTTAGGACCAAACCTTTCAAGATTGTAACAGTTTTTGGGTATGGAAACTGAGTTTGAATGGAAATATTAACAGGAACACTAGAAGAACGCGCAGAACGAGGTGTGTACCCCAGCATTCTTGCAAGTTTTACTACGTTTTCACGCAAAACAGCGGTCTCAAGGAAACCTTCATTGACCGTAAGGTTCGCATTGACCGCTGTATAGTAAGTATTGTACGCAAGGACATCCAAAAGCACCGTCATAGACGATCCTTCAAAGTCATAATCCGAGAATTGTGACTGAGATTTTAGGTAATTTTTGATTTGTGCCTTGATTTGGTTAAATTCTAAGGCGTTTACCTGATTAAATGCCATTACGGTCTGAATGCAAGTTCTAAATTATCAATCTTTGGTGGGATTCCAAGTATTGTATAGGTTATCCTGACCTGCAAATCATTAATGTCTTCGTCAAAAAGCGCTTCAACTTCGTTTACTTCCACTCTTGGTTCGTAAACGTTGATCACTTCTTCAATAGTTTCTTCAATATCAGCAACTAGGTCTGGAGTGTTGTTCTCAAATAACAACGCAATGATGTTTCCACCAAATCCAGGGTTAAATGGTTTCTCATAAAAGTTGTAAAGGACGATGTTTTTTACGGAAGCTTTAATAGCTGCCTCATTTCTCAATGTCAAAACATCGTCCGTCACGGCATTCTTTTCAAATGTTAAACTAAAGTCCTGGAAAGACTTTGATATGAGAGCCATCTCTAAGAGGTTAACCTGATATATTTATCAGGTTTTTGTAACCTCCGTTTACTTACCGCAGAATCCGTCTGCCCACTCTTCTTGATTGTCAAAGATTTCGCCCTCTTTCACATCTTTGAGCTTCTTTGCTTTCCGCAAATAACGCTCACTATCGATTTCCGTAATGAGTGTCATCCCAGACTTTCTAAAGTCTTCTCCTTTGTCCACTCTTTTGTCCATTAGCGTCCTTGCCCCCGATAGCGTTTCTTTTTACCATTACGACTAGTAGCAGACAACTTGGTGTGCTGCCCCGATCCCTGTCTAGTTTTCTTGGGAGTTGCTTCCACGTACTGTCCAGTACCGAAACCGCCTGCTTTGGTCTTTGCCATAATTAACCTGCAAATACATTTGATGAACCTTGTGCGACAGAGGTGCAACCGCTGATCGCATCACCTATTCTACCACAACCTTTGCCATTGACAAACACTGTTGTAGATCCCGTAGCAATCGCTGCCGAATGTGATGGGCAGGGACTACCAGGGAGCAGGTGAGGTGTGTTGTTGTCTCCCTGCCTAGAAACAGGAATACCGTTTACAAACACGTTTGTACTACCTTGTGCCCTAGTGGGTGTAGAACAATGACTGGTGTCATTATCACCGATTCTAGTTACAGCAGGCATTACTTTCTCTCCCTCTTCATAAGTTGTTGTAAATACTCCCCATACTTACTCATCTCTACATGGTCATTGATTGAATGTGGAGACGGTGGTGGGGATGGATTAAATTTAATTAGATGATCAAACTCATCTGGAATATCAGCAACCCTATCATAGGTTGTAATATACTCTCCATCCTTAATGACGAACTCGCCATTAAGCGCCATAAATCCATTTGCCAGGATTCCATCCATACCGATTATCACTTGGTTTATCGTAGAAGTAACTCTGATCTATATAGAACCTTGCCAACGAACCATACTCACCAGGACTAAACGGTGGGAAGTGTCCATTGCCAAAATGCTGCTTAATAATCAGTGTATCAGTATTTACTGTAGTAGGCAACGGTGCTGTACATGCCCAGTCAACCTCTACAGTATACGTTACAGTAACATATACCCTACTGTCTGGGTAGAACCTGTAGATGGCGTTGTAAGGCATCTCAGGCTTCGTATCTGCGTCTGTAGTGGGCGTAAACGGTGTGTCAGGTAGTTTGTCACAGTTTGACCCTGTATCGCTGTTACCGCCCTTCTGAGTGACTGGTGTGGTGCTTATAGCATCACTAGGATCTCCCGTTAGATATCGATAGTCATATTGATTGAATACGTGATGATGCTTCAGGTATGAGTTGTTAGTAATACCTGCATCAGTCGCTGTAGCATCAATCGCCCATTGGTTAGGACTGTCCCAACAATCCTCTGCAGTACCTAGAATCGCGCTGATGTCACTAGTTATTCTATAACCTATGACAACAGGTGCTGTAGATACAGGAGAACCACCTACAGTGCCATCACACGTACCAGTAAGGTTTGCTTGTACTCTGAATCCATTAAAGTTTGTTTGAGGGAACAGATCATTACGCTGATCCGTCTGAGCAACTACGATAGTTTCCCATTGGGCATTCGTCGTCGTACCTCCAGTAGTAATCACCGAAGGTGGACTCGGGTTTGGGGTATATAATGGACCAGGCATCCCTCCACCAGTTTGACCTGTGCCAAACTTAGAACTAGTCCATGTTAACGTTACAGCCATCTCAGAGACCTACGCGGGAATCGCGGTTTTTTTACTCTAAGGTATTTAACCGTTCTTCGTGGTCTACAACCACATCCACCAGTCTTTCATATTCCTCAGAGCCTGGACGCCGCATGAGCAGTCTACTCTCATTTACACGTTTTTCAAGCGCCTCTAATCTGGCACTAAGCAACTGAACCTGCTGCCTTAATAATTGGTTCTCGTCCAACGAATTGCTCCTCTAAGTTATAATTCATCACCCAGTTCTCGGTGACAACATAGTATCCACTAATTGACTTGCCATCACACTGGAAGCCGTAACTTCTCACCTTCTCACAAATACCGTCAATACAAAATGTCTTATCACTGTGAAGATACGAGTGATAGCGTTCGTCCAGATTGATCATAAGCAAACTGCCCCTACGAGTGACGGTGGAAGGTCTGTAAGGTATATTATATCTCGATCTACTGGTTTATGCAAATTGTTTGCGATTCCTTCATGTTTCCATTTGCACCATGCCTCCTTCGCTGTCCAAGTGTGGTAGAAGGTATCCATGTCATCTGTAAACTTGTCAAACTCAAAATACCTAC